AAACATAAATCTCCTAATTCGTGGCTCCCGAAGGAGCCACTAGTTTATTATTATAAGTCTACTGCGTCTTGAATAGAATTATTCTGCATGTATAAAACAGTAACTGTACCTACACCCGCAGTTCCATCGCCATCAGTACCTGTAAAATCTGCTAATACTTGAATATCAGTTGCACCAACATTAGTTGCTTCTGTATCTAAAGTACCATGCGTAGTTGCTAATGCTTGAACACTTTGTGCATTAATAAATGCATCTGCATCCGCTACTGTCCCTACTGAAACAGTAGATGCTGTTGTGTCATCGTTAGCTGTAGTTACGTTAAGAATAACGTCTACTATTTGTGAGTTTGCTGGAATTACTGCACAAACTTGATTTAAGTGCGAAGCACCAGTGATATCAACCTTTACTGATTGAGACATTAAAACTTGACCAATGTTTTTTATATTTTCACCAAGTGTAGTTCCTGTTGTATTTCTTATTTGACCAGCTGTTATCGGGCCGGAAAAGTTAGTTGTTGCCATAATAGTTTCTCCTTGTATAGCGGTTAAACTTTGTAGTCTCTATACCGTCTGCCTAGTCAGTCTACAAAATTAATTTAATTTCTAGGTCTTTTTATTATACACAAAAAAAGGGGCAGTGTGAACACCGCCCCTTTTAAGTAATACTAATTGTATTATTTATTAACTAGTTGGTAAGTTTCCGTTACCAAAGATTGCTCTAGGATCTGAGAATCCAAAAGAGTATCTTTCTCTAGCTTTAAATCTTACGTTACCAGTATCGAAGTCACCTTCAATCGCAGTTTTGATTGGTGATCTAACGAAATGTTTCATTCCATTAGGTACATCAGTCATTAGGTAGAACGAGTCAGTATCAGTTAAGAAATTATTAACTGAGTATCCTTCTGGTACCATACCCATTGAAGCGATTGCGTTGATATCGTTATCAGCTGTTCCAACTCTTTGAGGAGTTTTCATCAATCTCTCAGCAGTAAATTGTAATTCTTTTGGAATTATCATCTTTCTACCTTGAGTAGCGATTCTTAGACCTCTTTCGTCTACGAATCCAGCGATGTCGATTAACGACTGCTCTAGTGAAGTTTCGTTAAGATCTGCAGCTACTGCTAGTACATTTGAGAATGTACCACCTGTTGCTAATGGGTGAGCGTTCGAAATTAACGGAACACCGTCACCACCAGTAACAGCAGTAAACTGTGCTTGGTTAAGCACATTTGCAGCTTTAACTTGCTTCGTGTTTGACATAGATCTTGCAAGAGCTCTTGTGTATCTTGCAGCTAATCTGTCATACAGGTTGTCTTCGATTGCTTCTTCAGTGATCGAGAACGCTAAAGCGATTGTTTCGTGGTTGTATCTAGCAGTGAAAGTTTCACCAGCTGTATCAAACACAACTCCAGCACCCTCTTGTTTAGTTGGTGCAGAAGCGAAACCGCTTAACATTACTTCTTCTTCAAAAGCTCTGTCAGATGTTTCAGTTACGAAAATTTCAGCATGCTGATTTTCGTATCTATTATATTCCAGGCCGAATAAAGCATTCAAACCTGGCTCTAGTTCTTTGACTAGTTGGGATCGTGATATTGCCATAGTTTATCTCCTTTACGCTATACCTGTGCCACTTCTATAGAAGTGATTGTTGATTCTAACAAGAATGTTCGCATTAGCAGAACTTGTGTCAGAGTTTTCTGGATCTTGCGAGATATCGATTGCTTGTACAGCAAAAGTACTTGCAACACCTGAAACGCTAACGTCTAGTTGCTGTTTTGATATTCCTGTTTGTGTAACACCTGTTGTGTTAGTAACAGAGTAGTTCTTGTACAGATCTGCTCTAGTAAAAGCCGCATCAGCATCCATTAAGAATACTGCATCTGGGTCATCAACAACAAATGCTGTGATGTCAGAAGCAGCAATTCCACCTGGGTAGTAATTGCTGTATGTTGGCTTTTGAGTAGTTGGGTCTGTGTAAAAACATCCGTTAAAAACGCCTATAACAGCATCCGATGTGTTAGGACCATGTCTTTGGATGTTTCCAGTTCCTAATGGTTCAACCATTTCTCCTTGGAAAATCGCACCGGCAAGACCTGACGCAATCGTGTATCTGTTTTGGGCTCCAACAAGAGGTGTTCCATCTAGTTTTCTGTATGGTCTAAGACCAAACTTTTCTACTTGATTTGACATATTTGTTTTCTCCGTTTTAACAGTTTATTTTTAACCCCGTGGATATTGCAAAAAAATTATTTTTTACGACTACCACCAAAGGTCACTCTGGACTGTCTATCAATATTGATAGGCATATCCGGGTGCTGTTCCTTCATAAGATCGTTGTCTACCGCGTTCATTCTGTCTTGAGTAAGTTTTTTAAAATACTCAGCACGTGAAACCAATATCTCTTCTGGTATCCTTGCCAGCACAAGGCCTCCAATTCCTATACACCCCTCGTATTTTCCTTCGGTATAGAAAGGATATTTATTAGTGCCGATCTCGTTTTGAACTTGTTCGACTGTAACAAAATCCCATCCTTCCCTTAATTTTTTAGATACATTAGCTGTATCTTCAAAACCTTGAACGGTAGTACGGATCCATCTNTGGGCGTAACCGTTCGGTGCGGGTGGTGCATCCAAACTGGATGGTGGAGTCCAAGCTTTTGGAGCTTCTTTCGTTGCTTTATTCTCCGACTCCCGTGAAGTTCTCTTAATTGTATTCATACTATTTATCCTCCTTCACGTATCTAGCATATTCCTCTAGTGGCACATTTAATCTTTTAGCAATAGCTACCTGTGACTTTGTGAGTTTCACAGTTCTGCGTCCTTGTTGGCTACGACCAGCCGAGGCAACCGTTTGGACGGGTTTGGGTGTCTCTTTTTTAGGCTCGTCATTAGTGTTACTAAAACTTTCAGGAAAGTATCCTTTAAGTCTTGAGTTAACTTCATTATAATACTCATCACTGTCAACTTCAATACCCTCTTGAGAAATATTGTTGTGTATAGTAATAGCAGCATTGGTCATGACCTCATCAGTTCCGAACCACTCATTTTCCTCTGCCCATTTCTTGGCTCTAGGTGTAATTTGTGGTGCCGTTTGTGATGTTTCCGCTGTTTGAGGTTCAGCTTGTACGTTTTGTTGTTGTTTACTTTTTTCTTCTTCAGCTTTCTTTTTTTCTTCACGATTAGTCATCTCTAATCTAGCTTTTTCTTTTTCGACAGCTAGTTGAGTTAACTTATCATTAGCCTCCATAATTTTAGAAGCGTCTTGACCTTCGATTGCTGATTGAAGAGCTACTTTGACCTGTTCTCTTTGAGCATCTACTCTTGCATCTAATTCTTTTAGATACTGATCGTCAGTAGAGTTTAACTTTTTAAGATTAGAATCAAATTTCTTTTGTATACCTTGTGCAAAATCAAGAGCTGCTTTTTCTCTTCTTTCAGCTTCTTTTTTTTGAAAGACTAGTTTATCAATTCTTTTTTGATAATCTCTTCTCGACTCATTAAGGTTAGGTTTTTCTTCTTCAGTTTTAGATTCAACTTTTTCCTCAACAGTAGTTTCAGGTTTATCTTCTGTAACTTCTATTTGTGGTTTTTCTGTTTTATCTTCTTCTGGTTTTTCATGTCCCGTATATCCTAAATCAACTTCACCTACATTTAAGCTTGGTGTTTCTTCTTTTGATGATTTTTCTTCTACTTGAACATTTTCTTCTTTAACATTATCGGTATCTAATTCTACCTCATGTTCTTTTGCCATAAGTGCTTCCGCACTATAGTCTTTTACTTCTGCCATGTTTATTCTCCTTTATTTAAAATAAATGGAGAATATCTTCTGGCTTACCTATAGTTCCTATGATCTCGTCATCATTGAGTATTCGGTGTTCACCGAATTTAGTTTGAAATCTACTTCCAGAGTATCTGCCATAAATAACAAATTCTCCTTCTTTACACCAAGCACCTTTAGGAAATTTTTCTTTATCTTGATAACAAAGGTCACCCTGTTTAACAACTAATCCAACGACTGTTGTCATTTGAATTTTGTCTTGAGTTTCGTCTGCTAAGATTACACCGCCTTTTGTTTTTTGTTGGCCAGACCATGGTCTAACTAACATACGGTAACCTACTGGGTTGGGTATGATTTCAAGATATTCTTTGATGCCTTTGGGATCTGTTGGAATTTGTGATTTAACCTCTTCTTTATTTTTTTCGTTACCGAAATCTGTAAGTTTAGGTTTTATCAATTGTACCATCGTTATCCTCCTTTTGCAGGTTTTTAATATCCTGAAGCAGCGTTTCTAAAGCGCTGAGTCTGCCCCTACCATACATCAGTTGATCTACCGTTTCAACCCCATAGCAGAGATGATCTTTGATATCTTTAATTGATTTATTAATTACATTAACAATCTGTTCTTTAGTGTGATAATCCAACATTAATTTTTTTATAAACTAATTATATGGAAAGTAAATGCTTTTTATTTTGCCTTGTGCTTGAAGTTTTTTAAGATCACCCTTACTTAGTTTAGAATAATCTATTTCATTTTCTTTACGCTTACCATAAAGCCAAGTCCATGACCATGAAGTTAAAGCAGTTGAATAATGATATATTTTTTTTACAAACCAAGTTATCATTATATTTTTTGCATCTCTGGATTATTTGATAGAATGTTTTTTTCTGCTCTAGGTCTAGCTATAGAATCTTTACTTCTTTTTCTAAGTTGAGCAATAGCAGATTCTTTCATCTGTTTTTCTTTTTTAAGTTTTTGTAGATCTCTTTCTAAATTCATTTTTTATCCTTATTCATTCCACCCCTAAAGATCTGAGTTCCCTTTATGCCATAGATGCTCGCCACGACAAGAATCCATAAATTTGTAAACCAACTCGGAAGCTGCGAGAACATCTCGAAAAACAATTTTACTTTGTCCATCGCTGTTGGATCTTCCGATACGACTGCCCAAGCCAAAATTCCTATGGGCAAACTTAAAATTATCAAAACGGCCTCGTCCTTCCAGTCCGATTGACGTGCTTCAAGAAGTTTACCTTGGTAAGCTTCTTTTCCTTCGGCCATACGAGACGCATGCATTAATTGTGCATCTGACATTGCTATCTTAGTTCTTTGTTTGTTAGCGTAAATTTTTGATCCTGCAGAGACTGCAAGTTTAATAGCTGATAACCACATTAAAATACTCCTTTAAATTTAGTTCCTCTTATTGCTGATCCTCCACCTCTAGAAAATTTTATTGGTGGGACTTGAGGATTAGGCCCTCTTAATGGTGGTGGCCCATAAGGTACTCCTCCACCTTTTAATTTTAAAACTTTTAATTTTTTTTTCATTACTTTTTCTTCTTCCTAGCAATCTCAAGCTTCTCTTCTGCAATTCTAATTCTTTCTGCTGCTTGATCTTCATTGTTTTCAAGTTTCATTTTTTCAATATCTAATCTTTCATCCATTTCATTTTCTCTAATCTCATTAGAGTTCATATCTTGATCTGCTCTTCTTTGAATATCTACTGCTTTAAGATCTAATTCTCTTTCTTTTAATGCAACTAGTGGATCTTTCTGTTGACCCATAGCTTCGCTTTGTGCAAGTTGAGTAGTTATCTCTGCAACCCTTTGAGCAATCATAGATTCCATTCTTATTTGTGCTGCTTCTGGATCTTGTTGTAGCATTTGTTGTAAATTAGGATCTTCCTGTACCATAGCTCCAACTTCTCCTTGAGCTTTTAGTGAAACGTGCTCAGATATATGTGCTTGTAGAGATGAATATACTTGAGGATTAATTTGAACCATTCTTGTTTGCATAAAGGCTACATGGGCTGCAATATGGGCATCATGGTCTTGTGGAGGAAATGCTTTTAATGGTTTTTGCATAATAGATTCCATATTTTCGGTTGCAGGATCTTTAGGCATTGGTTTTTCTTGTGGAATAAGTATTTGATCTATGTCTTGAGTCCCTAATGCTTCATAAACTCTACGATATGCCTCTCTCAAGTTGTGCATCATAGGATTTGACATAGCAATCTTTAAATTTTCGTTAGCAAGCGTTACTCTTTGTGCCATACTCATGATATTAGGGTCGGCAACTGGTATTACATCGACTCTATCATCGAAATCAGTTTGTTTTACTGCTTGATCTGCACCATATACTGAATATGGGTAGATTGGTGGTAGATATGTACCGAATACTTTTGATAATAGTCTAAATTCTCTACGCATTGAGTAGTAACATCTCTTGTGTATTGCGCTCATGACCCTCGAACCACGCTCTAATAGCGAAACAGTCGTACCAACAGCTCTATTTTGCAAATCATTACCTGTATCCATGTTAGTAATCGCTGCAAACTTCTGTCCTGCTTGGACAACAAAGCCCATTAATTGGTATAATGTAGATGATGGCTCCTTAAATGGTAAAATTTGAAACTGATCTTTGATATTACCCCCAGGCGCATCTACATCTCTAAACTCTCCTGGTTGAAATGGTTGGTCATCGTCTCTAATTCTGATACCTCTAGACTTAAATCCTGCAGGTAAGTTCGATAAAGTACCTGCATCTAGTAATTGTCTTAAAGATTGTGTAGCAGTTCTGCTTAATCCACCTATCATATGAGTTAAACCAAACCCATAAAACCCTAATCCTGGTAAAAATTTAAAATGTACAAAGTATTCTTTTCTTTTTTTAGTCTCATCAGTCATATCATAGTTACGGTAGATAGATAAAACTTCTCCTGAGCCTTCATCAATAGTAATTATGTAAGGAACTTTTACTTCTTTTTCTGAATTGGCGTTTTCAAACTCTTCTAAATTACAATCAACATGCATCTCAAGTACTGAGTATGAATATTGTTTATCCGTTGAAGGTGTTACTCCTTCTAACTCTTGGTATTTTTTTTCAATTTCTGTAGGACCTGCTGCAGTTGGTTTTAATTCAACGTCTCTATAAAATCCTGCTGCTTGTTTTTTAAGTATCTCGTTCTCTCCCATTTTAATGACATGAGTAATTCTTTCACATTCCATTAAATCGGTTGCATAATATGGAACCACTAAATCTTCTGCAGGAATAAATTTAGATACAGCTCTTTGCATCACTTCATCATAATAAACTTTTTTAAATGCTGATCCTGCTAGTGCTAGATAAAATAATAATTGATCAAACTCTGGAGTATATTCTTCCATCTCCTCTGTAATCATATAGTTCATAAAATCTTGAACACGTTGCGCTTGATTAACTTTTTCATCATCTTCCATTCCAAGAACTCTTGTTCTTACGGGTCCAGAAGATGGAAGTAATTCTTTATAAGCTTGTGCTTGAAATGATGTAACTGCTTCAGATAATAGAGGATGAGTCACGGATGCCGAACCTTTAAACGGTCTAGTCATCTCTGTGTGCTTGATTCCAAGAAGATCTAAATTACTAGTATAAGAAGTTTCCCAATCTTTTCTTGAGACTCTATCTTTTTTATAATCATCTAATAGTTGATTAGACATTCTTTGCAGTACTTCGTCTGACATGTCTTCTGCAAGATTTTTAAAAAATTCTTCAGTCTCATTAACAGCTTCTTCAACTGTTGTTGGTTCTTCCCCCTCAATCTCAATATCTACTTCTTCTGAATCAGGAGTTACAACTTCCTCTTCAATTGCTTTTTCAATTTCAGCCATATTAAAAAATTAATAAAGTTTAGTTGGTTTACTTCTCGCCATTCCACCACCACGAGCTTTGACCATTACGCCTTTGTTAAAATAACTTCCTGGTTTTTTTATTTTTGCATTATTAGCTTTTATTTTTTCATTAAAGGCAATTTTTTTTGCAGCTTTACTTTCTGAAGCACTCGCCATTTTTGATTTTATATTATCTAAATTAATACCAAAAAAACTTTTTGATCTTCTAGCCTTTTGAGCCTCATTAGATTTTTTAAATGCATCTACACTTTCTTTTGTAAAGTTAGCACCTTTATTACCTGCACCAAACATTTTAAATGGGCCTGTATTTGGAAGATCTTTATTAACTGTTATACCAGGTCTTTTTTTTGGGATAGTTGTAGTTACTTTAGAAATTGGTTTAGATTTAGTTACCATCTTAGCTGCATCTTTACCTCCACCACCAGATGTAATCATCTTAGTAGCATTAGTCTTACCCCCAAGCATTCCTAACTTGGATGCACCTAATAATGCTGCACCTGCTAGAAGAATCTTATTTCGTCTTCTTGATTTTTTTGACATGTCTTTAACTCCTAATTAATAATATACGTATTTACGTTCTTTATAACTTTCAACCTCATCCTCGTCAGCATAAGTAGTTACGAAAGAACCTTGTCGATATCTTAACATAGCTTGGGTGGTGCTGTCCACATAATCGTCATGTTCTCCATGAGGAAACGCAGCACATTCCTCAATTACTTCTTGAGCCCAATGTTCGTCTCTAGGATAATATACTTGTTTAGACTCAAATATAGGAGCACAGGCGTTGACCCGTGAGTGTTTATCCTGGCCTCTTCCTGGTGTGTAATCCATAACAGGAATACCCATTCTTCTTAATTCTTGTAATAAACTTTGTCCACTTGCTTTAGCCTCAATTATAATTGTCTCTGGTTGCCAATACTTGTATTGATCAAGGGCTACCATTTTTAATTCTGGAAAATCATATTTACCTTTAACGGCATCAATTAACATAATAGCATCAGGCATGGATTCGTGAGGCGTGAATATTCCCCATGTAGTAATGGCTGAGTAATCGGCAGATTCTTTTTTACTGAACGCTGTATCATAAGATTGTATGACATGTTTTAACGTAGGAAGATCCCCGGTCCATGGCTGCCACCATTCTCTTTTTAAAATCGCTCCTTCCTCTGAAGTTGGATTTTGCATGTACTGTGCAGACCAATTTCTAATTGATATGGACGCTTTAACTTTTTCTAGTTCTTCTAGGTTCCAATATTCAGGCCACACGGGTTGTAAGTTATCTTCATCTCCTAATAGAGCTGGAAAAGAAATTGTTTCCCATTGATCTGACTTAGGTTCATTTTGTGATTTAATTAATCTACCAGTCAAATCATCTTGAGCCCACCTTGTCATTACAAGTACGATAGAGCCTCCTGGTTGTAGACGTTGTCTAGGACCAGATAGGTACCAATCAAAAGTTCTCTCCATTGCACTATCGGACATTGAGTCTTGCTCCGTGTGTGGATCATCGATAATAAGTAAGTCCGCCCCTCGTCCTGTGATAGAACCGCCAACACCCGCTGCAAAGTATTCCCCACCTTGATTGGTCTCCCAACGTCCTTTTGCCTTACTATCTTCTCTTAGTCTAACATCTCCAAAGATCTGTTTATACTCCGCACTGTCAATTAAGTTTCTTACCTTCGCACCGAACCTTCCTGAAAGTTCTGCGTTGTGAGATACCTGCATAATTTTCATCTTAGGATTCTTTCCAATCATCCAAGCAGGAAAGTATATGGATGCAAATTCTGATTTAGTATGTCTAGGAGGCATATTCACTATGAGCCTTCCTTTTTTATTTTTTGATATGTTAGTAAATTCGTGAGCAATGTGTTGGTGATGGCCCCACTTATCAGGATCACTATCAGTTCTACAAATGAAATCTGGCCAAACATTCTTTACAAAATACAAGAAGTTGTCCTGACATAATTTTATATGTTTTAACCATACTTTTTCGAGCCTCTCTCGTAATTGATCGGTGGTCAATAAATCTGTATCAGTCATCTATATTTACTATACTCTCGGGTCCCCTTAAAAGCTACCCCCTAATTCTACAAGGCCATACTACTTCTATCTGTCATAGCAAGTAAAGGTAAAGTTAGTAAACTATTAGAAAAAAAACGTCAAAAAATGACAAAATAAAAATTTCTATTTTTAGAAATCGACTGGTACCTCTATGAGGTGTCCAGGCCCGAAGGCCTGGACTAGGGAAACTTTAAGCGCTAGCCTTTAGCTTAGCTTTACCGATAGCAATTGAACGCTTGACATCTTTTATAAAGTTATCGAATGCGTATTGTTTAAAGATGGTCCACGCTTCACGTGCTTCGCATGGTGTACCAATTGACGATGCCATCAGTTTACACTTCTCATTATGGTCCGTGTTAAATACTGCATGACATAACTCATGAAGTGTAACATGAAGTAAATAGTTATAACCTCTATCAATTGCTTTTTCAGTAATCCAAATGCTTAGGTTACCGCCAACACCTAAAACGTTTTCATGTCCTTTAGCTGGTGTACCTATTCTAACATTTATTCTAGGTAAATCTATTCTTTGTCTTTTAGCTTCATATAAAATGTCAATTACTTTACGTCTTAAAATAAAAGTTGCATCATTCATTTTATTATTATTTATGTGTTTTGTTTTCATTTTATTTTCCCTTTTTGTTAGTTTGTTCATGCTGTTAATCTATCCCATCTAAATAAGATAAGCAAGAACTTATTATGTCTTTATTGTCGCACCTACATTAGAATCATTCTAAGCTAGTAGAACAATAATAGCCAGGAATGCCAATAACGGTATAGGATAGAATACCAGTATACGCACCAGGAAAGCTAAAAAACCATCCATTATAAACCCGCCTTTTTGAATTTCTTTTTGCCGTAGGTTTTCACCTTCTCAACTATCACGGCCGGCGTGTCCAGCTTATAACACAATAAGCAATCCTTGCATTTTTGGCCCGTACAGTTTTGCCGGTCCTGATGCTGCGACTCAGGGACGGTCGAAAATGTTTTGTCAAAGTATGGCGGGATCTTATCCAGTATATGATTCACACGCGGCGTTGAATAAATCAAAATAAAATTTTTAGGCTTATCATTTTTTTTGAAATATTTCGCTATGATGTCGAATCTCTTAGTCCATAAGCTGAAATTACAATGAGGGTTTTTAATCGCTATGTTTACGTAATTAATTAAATTAATTTCGTTGATTAATTCACCGTGAGCGTTGAAGCGAAAAAATGCGCTGTTGATCACTGGTAACCCATCAGGATGCAAGACCCGATCAGCCAGCAATTCAGTATTCCGCTG